AGTTAGTGGTGATGTGCATACCACAAACCAAGAAGCTGCTGGTCTACCCACACGTTCCAACGCGAAGACATTTATATATGGATTTCTGTATGGCGCAGGTGATGAGAAGATTGGTAAGATTATTGGTAAGGGAGCGAAGGAAGGTAAGCGTATTAAGAACAAGTTTCTTAAACAACTACCTGCCCTGAAGTATCTTAAGGATGCTGTATCTTCAGCAGCCGATGAGCGTGGTTGGATTAAAGGATTGGATGGACGTATCATTCCTATCCGACACAGCCATGCTGCACTAAACACTTTACTACAGAGTGCTGGTGCTATAATCTGTAAGACATGGTACGTGTACATAGCACGTGCTATCAAGGAAGCAAACTTGGACGCACAGATTGTAGCGTTCATCCATGATGAGGTACAACTAGTAGTAAAGAAAGGTCAGGAAGATGAAACAGGGAGACTTATTCAACGATGTATGCGAGATGTCCAACAACACTTTGAGTTCAGATGCGAACTCGACAGTGATTACAAGTATGGACGAACATGGGCAGACACGCATTGATGCAGTTACCTGTGAAGTTTGTGAGACTACCCAACCTGTGAGTAACTTTGAGATATCTGCAACAGGTTCTATACGTAGAACTTGTAACTCATGTAGAAGTGGACAAGCAAAAGTAACATCAAGGTTAAGAAAAGAAAACAAGTACCCTGATGAAAACTACGCTTGCCCTACTTGTGATAGAACTATGGAAGAGTTACAGAAGAGAGGTCAGCCCATGCTAAACAAGTGGGTGTTAGACCATTGCCACGAAACAAATACATTCAGAGGATGGTTGTGTAATAGTTGTAACTCAGCACAGGGTAGGTACAAGGATGACCCTGATAGGTTACTAAAAGCTTATCACTATCTTATGGAGCATAGGAGAAAACATGGACTTTGATTTCTTATGGAAGATGATACTAACCTGTTGCTTCATGGGTGTTACCATCTGCCTCTGTATCAAGTGGATAGTAGAAGCTTACCTTGATTACGTACAAGTAATGACAGGCATCAAAGTAGTTACACTACAGCAACTAAAAGATATACAGCAACAATCAGAACAGGAGTTTGACGATGACCCTTTTGCTCATTGATGGTGACATCATTGCATACAAGGCAGCAGCATCAGCAGAGACCCCTATTAATTGGGGCGATGGTTTATGGACACTGCACTGCTTTGAACAGGACGTAGCGTTACGTGTAGAGGAACAGATAGAGAAGCTTCTAGCAGAAGCACCAGTAAGCGATTGTGTTATTGCTTTATCTGATAAAGATAACTATCGTAAGAGGGTAGCCTCGTACTACAAAGCTAATCGTTCTAACGTGCGTAAGCCTATGCTACTAAACTATGCAAAAGAATATATGCACCAACAATATAACACAGTTATATATAAAGGATTAGAGGCTGATGATGTCTTGGGGATATTGGGTACTGCGAACACAGATACTATTATATGGTCTGAAGATAAGGACTTACATACTATACCAGCGAAGCATTGGATTGATGGGGAAGTGGTGGAAATCAGTGAGGAAGAAGCTGACTATAACTTCCTTACTCAGACACTTGTTGGTGATGCTACTGACAATTACAAAGGTTGCCCTAGCGTTGGTCACAAAACTGCTGAGAAAATTCTTGAGTTTGGTGATGGATGGGGAGCAGTGGTTAGAGCGTTTATTAGTAAAGGTCTCTCAGAAGAAGTAGCCTTAGAGAACGCACGACTAGCACGTATCCTACGCAATGGTGAATACGATACAGATACAGGAGAGGTAAAGTTATGGACACCAGAATGATTGATTTAGATAGACCAACTGCACCTAACTACGATATGGTTAATAGTCCACCCCATTATTCAGATGGTAAAATTGAAACCATTGACTACATCGTGGATGTACTAGGTGAGTACGAAGCCATCAGCTACTGTCATGGTAACGTAATCAAATATACAGGCTCACGCTTATGGAAGAAGGATGACCCTATCCAAGACGCTGAGAAAGCTGTATGGTATCTTAACAAGATGATTGAGTTAATGGAAAAGACTAAAGGGGAGAACTGGTAATGAAACCAAATGAAATAACATTTAGAGTAGATAGATACAACATGGATGGGGAGATTGATGGATACACAGAACACGTATTCCAGACAGAGGGTTGTCTTCAAGACATGGTAGACAACTTCAAGGACTTCCTTGTAGCCATGACCTTTACCTATGTTGAACAAGTAGTAGCTATCAAAGATGATGGCAATGAAGTAGCATCAGAAAGATAGACACTATGATTAACTTTTATGATTACCAGATGAAAGCTATTACCACAGCAGTGTACCCAAAGACTTACAACATCTCATACCCAGCACTAGGACTAGCTGAAGAAGCTGGTGAGGTAGCAGGTAAGATTGCTAAGATGATGCGTGATGGTATCCAACTAGCAGACCAGCGTGAGAAGATTGAAGCTGAGATGGGTGACGTACTCTGGATGTTAGCAGCACTAGCACATGACTGTGGTACTTCCCTTCAGGTTATTGCTGAGAAGAACTTAGATAAACTACAAGCAAGACAACAGGCAGGTACACTGCATGGTGAAGGAGACAATAGATAATGGATAGCTATCAATCATACATCCATGCTAGTCGTTACGCACGATGGCTAGAAGATAAAGAGCGAAGAGAAACGTGGGACGAAACTGTTGACAGGTGGTGGAACTTTATGACAGGTAAGTTTCCTGTCCTGAAGAAACGACAGGATGTTAAGGATGCTATCTATCAACTAGATGTCGTTCCATCTATGCGTACTATTATGACTGCTGGTGAAGCATTGGAGAGAAATCATGTGGCTGCTTATAACTGTAGCTTTCTTGCTGTTGATGACCCTAAAGCATTTGACGAGGCGTTACTTGTCCTGATGTGTGGTACAGGTGTAGGCTTCTCTGTTGAGCGTCAGTTCATCAGCAAGCTACCTGAGATACCACAAGAGTTAGTAGAGACAGACGAAGTAGTAGTGGTAGGTGACAGCAAAGAGGGCTGGGCTAAAGCATTACGTAAAGTTATCTCTCGCCTGTATGCTGGTGAGATACCTAAGTGGGATGTATCTAAGGTACGTCCATCAGGTGCTAGGCTTAAGACCTTTGGTGGTAGAGCATCAGGTGCTGAACCACTAGAGAACTTGTTTAAGTTTGCTATCAATACATTTACCAAAGCTGCTGGACGTAAGCTGAACAGCCTTGAGTGCCATGACCTTATGTGTCAGGTGGCAGCAGCAGTAGTGGTAGGTGGTGTACGCAGGTCAGCAATGATTAGTCTGTCGAACCTTAGTGATGACAGGATGCGTCATGCTAAGATGGGTAACTGGTGGAATGACCAAGTTAATCGTAGCTATGCTAACAACTCCATCTCCTTTACTGAACGCCCTGACATGGGTAGCTTCCTACGTGAGTGGACTGCTGTGTATGAGAGTAAGTCAGGTGAGCGTGGTATCTTCAATCGTGAAGCAGCCAAGCAGAAGGCTGTAGCTATTGGGCGTGAGCCTCGTGATGACTTTGGTACTAACCCATGTGGTGAGATTAGCCTACGCAGTAAGCAGTTCTGTAACCTGTCTGAGGTTATCATTCGTGAGACAGATGGAGTAGCTGACCTGAAGCGCAAGGTAGAGATTGCTACTATCATTGGTACAATACAGTCAGCACTGGTAGACTTTAAGTATCTGTCACCACAGTGGAAGAAGAACTCTGAGGAAGAACGTCTACTTGGTGTGTCTCTTACTGGTATCTTTGACCACAAGATTATGTCAGGTCAGGGAGAGTATGAGAAGTCTGTACTAGGTGGTACACTTGAGCAACTGCGTGAGGTTACACGTGAGGTAAACAAGGAGTGGGCTAAGAAGCTGGGCATACCAGAGTCAAAGGCTATCACTACAGTTAAGCCATCAGGTACAGTATCACAGCTAGTTAATAGTGGTAGTGGTATCCATCCTCGCTATGCTCATTACTACATTCGTAGAGTACGTGCAGATGTTAAAGACCCCCTAGCTACATGGATGCAAGAGCAGGGTGTACCATGTGAGGTTGATGTGTACAATCCACAGAACGTAGTGTTCAGCTTCCCTATGGCATCTGCCGATAACAGCCTGACACGCCATGATATCTCAGCACTAGAGCATCTTGAACTATGGCTGACATATCGTAAGCACTGGACTGACCACAATCCATCAGTAACTATCTATGTTGGTGAGGATGAATGGGCTGAAGTAGGTGCATGGGTATGGAAACATTGGGATGAAGTGTGTGGTGTATCGTTCCTACCTCGTGAGG